ATGGCCCGTCTGGGTCAGGCAAAACGTTCCTAGTGCTAGACTGGTGTCTTCGTATGGCTGCCGATGAGATGGAGAATCGAGACTGGTGCGGCAATAAGACAAAGTCACTCCCGGTCGTTTATTTGGCTGGTGAGGGCCACTACGGACTACGGGCCAGAGTTGCGGCATGGATGCAACACTTTTCTGTGCCGAGCATTAAGTTCTGGATGAGTAAGACCGGGACAGACCTAAATGAGCCATCAGGATTGGACAAAGTTATAGAAAATGTCCGCTCTTTGTCCGTGCCGCCGAAGATCATCGTTGTAGATACATTGCACCGATTCTTGAATGGCGATGAGAATAGCGCACAAGACGCTAAGACAATGCTCGACTCATGCGCTGCACTGATAGAGGAATTCGACTGCACGGTCATATTGGTGCATCACACTGGTGTATCTGAAGAAGCGCAGCATCGAGCCAGAGGATCATCGGCGTGGCGTGGTGCGTTAGACATCGAGGTCAGCGTCAAGCCGGGGAACGCATCAAGGCCAATCGAGGTCATCCAACGTAAGATGAAAGACTCTGAGATGAAGGACAGTCTGTTCTTTGAGCTGCGGCCAGTGACAATCAATGGATGGAGGGATGAGGATAACGAGCCAGTCAAAAGTGTCGTGCTCGAGAGTGTTAGCGCTCCGGCCAAGGTCGATAAAAAGACATCAAAGATCGAGGAACATCGCAAACGATTCGAACGCGCTTGGCATGCTGGACATCGCGAGCGTGACGATCAGAAACGACCGCACGTTAATCGGTATCAGATGATCAACTTCTTGACCGGGCCGATGATCGGGATGTCAGAGTCTGCCGCAAAGAAAGCATGTCAGGCCGATCCTTCGAGGATGATCGGAGCGCTAATCGATGCCGAATATATTATTCCAAATGGGAATGGATGGTCGGCGACGAACGAGTCATTGATCATCAATTTAGAGAATCAGGTCAATAATTGAGGACAAATGAATAAAATCAAACACTTAACGCATTTGAGGACAAAAAGACATTTGAGGACATTTTGTAATGTCCTCGAGCTATAATCAGAAACATGTTTAAAATCAAACACTTAGCAAATGTAAGGACATTGCGGAGGACAAATCGGGGGACAAGCGAACGAAAGGACAAGACAAGACATACTCTTAAAGAGTATGTCTTTTGTCCTCGATTGTCCTGTCCTTGATGTCGTGTCTTGAAGTAGAATATCGCTGTGGATAACTTTTCGGTTGATATCTAAGTAGCAACCGAATCCGGTTCGTAACTAGGTAGCAACCGAAACATGGAGTATTGGATGGACGAAGAAAAAAAGATTGGAAGGCCAACAGACTTTACCGATGAGTTGGTGGATAGAATTTGTGAAGAGATCGCTGCTGGTCGATCGTTGAATAAGATATGCTCGGAAGAAGATTGGGCGCCTGATAAGTCTACGTTTTATCGTTGGATGTACAGGCATCCAGACATTCGCGACAAGTACGCGAGGGCGAAGAATGCGTGTCAGGAATATGCGGCAGAGGATATCCTTGAGATCGCTTACGACGCGACGCCTGAGACCTACAACGTGGCTCGGTTGAAGGTCGACGCGCACAAATGGATCGCCTCGAAGCTTTTGCCAAAGCGCTACGGCGAGCGCCAGCAGCTCGAGCATACTGGCGAGTCCGGGGGGCCGTTAATCATTAAGTGGAAAGGATCAGATGAAGAATAAGTTCGACTGGTTTATCTTTGCGTTGGTGGTTGGTTTGATTTTTACGACGACGGCTATGATCGTCGACTTTCTAGGATTCTATGCCTGAAATTACGATTCCGTACACTCCACGGGAGGTTATGCTCCCGTTTCACAACAGAAAAGAACGTTTTGCGTGTTTGGTGGCGCATCGAAGGTGCGGCAAGACTGTCGCGGCTATCAATGACCTGATTAGGGACGCGCTGACTATCCCGCGCCAAAATGTCAGAGTCGCATACGTTGCGCCGACATATCGTCAGGCAAAGGCGGTGGCGTGGGACTATTGCAAGGAATTCACGCGCTCGATCCCCGGGATCAAGATCAACGAGTCAGAGCTACGGATTGATTTCCCAAATGGCGCCCGGATCAGACTGTTTGGCGCTGAGACTGCCGACTCGATGCGAGGTCTTTACTTCGACGCGGTGGTGTTGGACGAGCCAGCTGATTTCCCGATGAATGCATGGTCGACAGTCATTCGACCAGCGATCGCTGACCGTCAGGGCAAGGCGACCATGATAGGAACACCGAAAGGCAAGAACGAATTCTGGGAAATATTTGATGCTGCGCAACACGATCAGAGCTGGTATTGCGCGGTTCATAAGGCAAGCCAGACACAGTTGCTGCCGCAAGAGGAACTCGACGCCGCGCTCAAAACTATGGGCGAAGATCGGTACGAGCAAGAGTTCGAGTGCAGTTTTGAAGCGGCGATTGCTGGCGCTTACTACGGCACCGAGATGAAAGAGGCAACAAATGCTGGACGAATTTGCAATGTTCCGTATGATCGGGCCGTAGGTGTTATCACAAGTTGGGATTTAGGTATAGGTGATTCGACCTCGATATGGTTCGCGCAGTATGTAGGGCAAGAGGTGAGGTTGATTGACTATTACGAAAACAGTGGCGTTGGTTTAGATCACTACGCCAGAGTGCTGCAAGAAAAAGGTTATGTTTATGAGTCGCACATACTCCCGCATGACGTTCAGGTTAAAGAACTTGGTACGGGATCTTCGCGCCTTGAGACCTTGGATAACTTAGGGGTGCGGCCTGTGGAGATAGCGCCAAAGCTTAATCTTGACGACGGCATACAGGCAGTGCGATCCATGTTGGATCGATGTTGGTTCGATGAGACACGATGCAATCGTGGCATCGAGGCGCTGAGGCAGTACCAGCGGGACTTCGATGAGAAGGGCCGAACATGGCGAGGTCGACCAAGACACGATTGGACATCTCATGGCGCTGACGCGATGAGATATTTAGCAGTTGGTTATCGACCACAGCAATCGAGCTGGGGCGAGCCGATCAGACGTAATCTGCGAGGGATAGCATAGTGGCAAGTAAAATTAAGTCTGTATTAGATCTGGTTGACGAGATTGCAAATCCAAAACAAAACCGATCGACCATACGAAACGCCAAAAGAAAAGCGTTCCCAAAGGTTTATGATGATCCTAGATCAATAGCAAAGGTCGCAGCGGCAAGGTCAGCTCCAGAGACTGAGGCCATGAAAGAATTATTCGGCGTGACGAGAGATGAACTATACGATCTCACGAAACAGACAAGAGGGCTTGGCGGCCAATCTGTGTTTCAGCCACCAGCGAAGTCTAGGGGCGCAGATTCCGCTAAAGCTGTCATGCAGAATCAAAACAAACAAAGATTGATAGACACGTTAGCAGAGGCCGGCAAGTATCCAGAAATCTACAAAGGCATGGATTCTTGGTACAACTTAGATCCAATGTACAAGATTATGGTGGATTTGTTTGGAGAGGCAGAGGCTAACAGAAGGTTTTTGCAGCTAAACTCTTTGAGCGGAATGTCTAGTCCAATGGCCGATGTCCTGACTGAAACTGGAAGAGGCACTGCTGCAAACTGGATGATCAATCAGGGGAAGTTTGACGATTTTGTTAAGTACGGAGGACAAGTCGCAGGACGTCCAGAATACATGGGAAATTTTCCCGGCCACTTAGCGCACAAGACTGCGCAACTTCCAGCAATGAAGAAGTATGTTGAAACAGGTGATGTTCAGATGGCTTCACCTAAAGTTCCTGTCTACATAAATGCATCGACTCCAGAGTCCCTTGGTGGATCTTGGAGAGTCCCAGTTGGAGACGCGCATTGGTCTAGAGCTGTCGGACTTGCTGACACAAGAAATATGGTTAAAGGCAGGGATGGATTAAAGATCCCGGGGCAATCTGTATCTAATCCAGAACTTGCAGATTTGACTCCTTGGTGGGCTGAAATATCAGACGCCGTCGGCATAGAGCCAGTTCCAGCTCAAGCTAGACTTTGGGGGACAGCTAGTCACGCAACTGGAGTTCAGTCTCCAATCGGAGCGTCAAAGTTAGAGCTGATTGCAAATAAGATAATGGCTCAAGCCAAGAAAAGAGGCATCGATCCTAAGTTATTTAGGGATTATGTTTTGGCTGGCGGCGATGTCAAAAAGCTTGGATTGTCTGCCGCTACCGTTGCATCATTGGCTGGCGTCCCAGCATTCGCGCAAGATCAAGAAAGCCCTCAAGAGCGAGCATCTTCGCAAGACGCACTCGATGTTTCTATGGAAGGCATAAAAACAAGCAGCAAGTCTCCATCACAGTTTGCTGGGATGACGTTTGAGACTGCGATATCAATGCTTAGAGGTATGGGAGTTGGATTGTTGGATGCAATACAAATGGTTACTGACGAGATGATTCCAGAGTCTAACATTTTGCCATCAGGCAAGGAAAAACCAAAGTTGCCAAATTATGATCCAAAATATGTTCCTAAAAAAGATCAAGACTTTCTTGAAGGAATAGGACTTTTTTCATTGCCGACGCCATACGGAATATAGGAGACACAAATGCCGAATTACCAAGGATTAATGCAGATGGTTGGTCAGCAACAAGGCCAAAGGCAAGATCAACCGATCTCTCAGTTTAGCCAACAGCAAATTGTTGACAGCATCAATAGAATTGGCAAACAACAAGGCGCGAGTCCGATGGCTCCAGAGCAAGCTTTTCTATTCTACATCGAGGCAGATCCGCAACTTAGACAGTTGATTGATGAAGAGATGAAGAACTACTACATACAAAACTTACCGGGGACTGGTATCTAATGTCTATCACCAACTACACCAATCTACAGTCGACGATTGCAGACTTTCTCAATCGTGATGACTTAACTAGCGTCATCCCTGTATTCATACAACTTGCCGAATCGCAACTTAACAGAGATATGCGGCACTGGAAGATGGAGACGAGAGCAACTGCAACGATTGATGCTGGGGACCAGTATTCGCAGGTTCCCGGGGACTGGCTAGAGACGATCCGCATGAGCATTCAGGGCGCTGGAACTAGCGTTGTGAACTTGATATCCCGCGCATCGATGGCAGATAAACGCGCTGGAGCCGAGGACACGTCAGGTCGGCCTGAGTATTATTGCCACGCTGACGGTCAGTTTAACTTCTATCCTACGCCTGACGCTGACTACACAGCAGAGTTGCTGTATTTCGCTGAGATCCCAGCATTGGCCTCAAATAGTACAAATTGGTTGCTGACTACTGCGCCGGACGTATATTTATATGGATCGTTAA